TATAGCTGGTTCAAGGATAAATTTGCTTTACTTGTTGACAAGCTGTTAAGCTCGTGGATTCACGGCTTGCTATTCGTTACAAAGGCTATTGATGAGGCTTTAACATCGCTGCAAACCACAGTTTCTGAACATTCAACCAGTTTAAATGAGCAGGGCGAAAGTATCAAAAGCCTTCAAACCTCCCTTTCTGGACAAGCAATTGATATAAATTTGATGGATTCCAGGCTTGATAATCTTGAAAACAACGTTATTTTTGAGACTACACTTACCAATGATGCCGACCAAATAGACATTACAGGGCTTAACATTCCTGAAGGCGTTCCATTACAGCTATTAATTTCAGCAGGTGAGGGATATTCAACTACATCTGCATATCTTAGAATAAACAATATTAATTCATCAAACTATGTTTATGGCAGTGGTACTGTTCAGACACAATTTACTATTTTAACAGGAACTAATCGGTATTTTGACAACTTTAAATTTGTCCTATTTAGTGGGAATATTATCGGAAATACTATCTATTCTAGGGATAATTCTGGAACTATTACATCTGGTGTGGTGCATCAATCCACATTTGGACTTTCATTAAACGCTATAAATGAATTAAATATAATAAGAAACTACTTAGCTGTATTTAAAGCAGGCACAAAAATAAAACTTATACGGGGATGAAAAAATTAGTTTATGACGTTCGGAATGGTAGTGTTAAAGAGGTAGAGTTTACTGAAGAAGAAATTTCTGCCATGCAAGCCATGCCAGAAAAATCTGACTGGCTTCATGACTATCCCTTGCGAATAGTTGCCCCGAAAACGCTTGCGCTGGACTATCCTCAGTTTTACGTGTGGTTCATGCTAAACGACCTGCCGATGGAAAAATTGGGGGATAACGTGCATATTTACATTAATGAGATTATGCCGGAACATCAATCACTAATTGATAGTTTAAACGGAGTTATAACTATTGAAAAGCGAAATGGATAAAATTATAGATATTTCCGAGCTAATACCCGATAATGAAAATGCCAATAAGGGTTCGGAGTTCGGAAATTCGTTGATTGAAAAATCCCTTCGTAAATTCGGTGCAGGTGGCACGACGATGGTAGCTTGTGAGCAGATGGGTAGAAATGCCAGAATGGTAGAAATAGAACCAACCTACTGCCAGGTCATTATTGATAGAATGAAAAAACTATTTCCAATCATAGAAATCAACAAAATAGGCTAAAATGTCCAAATACTCCCCCGAAATAGTAAAAAAGATATGCAGCCTGCTGGAAAAGGATAGCTATACAATTAAGGAAGTGTGCGCTAATGTTGGGATTAACGAGGATACGTATTATGATTGGCAAAAAAATAAATCCGATTTTTCCGAGGCTATTAAAAAAGCCCGCCACGATTATGATAGTATGATACTTGTCGAGTGCGAGAAGTCGTTGACTAAGCTGATAAAGGGATTTGAGGTCGAGGAATCTAAAACCACCTTTATAGAGGGAAAAGACGGGCTGCCTCGGGTTAAGGAAAAGCAGGTAATAAAAAAGTACTTCCCGCCCAACCTCGGGGCGTTAATACATTTCCAAACCAACAAAGCCCCCGAGCAATGGAAGAATAGGCAGAACATTGACCATACCTCGAATGGGAATGAGCTGGTAAGCGAGCGGGTCATCATCTTGGAAAAGGCTTCGGACAAAAAGAAGCTGGAGGAATTGAGAAAATTTGCGATGGGCGGTGAGCAACCAGCGGAGCAGCAAAAGGAATTAAAAGAGGGAAAGGAGAATGAAGGCTAGGGTAGGCTACACGGATGTTTTCTTTAAGAACTATGAAGCCTACAAGGCCGGATATCGCTACGTGGTAAATCAGGGCAGCGCACGTTCGTCCAAGACCTACTCCATAATGCAGGTGCTGGATGAGCTAGCCCGCTACTCGCCAGTAGCTAAAACCATTAGCGTTGTCGGGAAAACTAGGCCATTTCTAAAACGTGGGGTGCTGAATGATTACCTGAACTACTTGCGTAACGGGGGCTACTACAACGATGAGCTATATAACAAGACTGAATTGGCCTTTATAGTAGGGATAAGCAGGATTGAGTTCTTTAGCGTTGACCAGCCCGAAAAGGTATTTGCTGCAGCCCGTGATTTGCTCTACATAGATGAAGCCAACACGATGACCGAGGAAACATTCCGACAGCTGGCTATCCGAACCCGTGGAGCTATCTTTATGAGTTTTAACCCAACCCATGAGTTCTGGGCGTTAACCGATATCGTTAAAAGGCCTAATGCCTGCTTCATCAAGTCTAGCTACAAAAATAACCCCTTCCTGTCCGATAGCATAAAGTTGGAGCTCGAGGAGGCTGGTGCCAGGAATGAGAATTTTAAGCGGGTGTTCGTGGATGGGGAGCTGGGTAAGATTGAGGGGTGTGTATTCGAGAACTGGGAAATTGGGGAGTTCGACGAAACGCTGGACGTGGTCTTTGGTGAGGATTACGGCTACTCGAACGACCCCACCACGCTGGTGAAAATAGCTGTCGATGATAAAAAGCACGTAATCTACCTAGATGAGTGCTACTATAAGAAAGGCCTTACGACTAAGCAAATTTTCGATCTTAATAAGCAGTATGCCGGCGATAGGCTAATCGTCGGGGATAGGAGCGAGGGCAGGCTAATTGATGAGCTAAGGTTTATGGGTAACAACATCGTAGCCGCCGACAACACTGATGGCGCAGGACTTATAAGCACGGGACTAATCACCATGCAGGATTACCTACTTGTTGTAACGCCTACATCTACCAACTTGCAAAGTGAACTTAAATCCTACGTATGGCTGGATGAGCGGGGCAAGTTGGCTATTGACAAGTTCAACCATGCCATAGATGCCGCCCGTTATGGCTTCATGTACCAGCGTTTTAAAATAAAACAAAAATTCTTTGTTGTATGAAAATTTTCGGGTATAACATTGAGCGAACCAAGGCAGTTAAGGACGGAGGCTCAGGTAGCAACCAGCTATTCTCCACCCTGCTATCCATGCTGAATAGCGGAATGCCCATTCAGAAAATTGCTAACCTTAACGATACGATTGACAAGGGCTACCTGTACAACCATATTGTTTACTCCGTTGTCAACCGCATAGCTGGTTCGTGTTCGGGAGTGCCGTGGAGTTACTTTGTTGAAAAAAGGAGCGGGGCTAAAGCACGCTATAACAGGGCTATTCAAAACAAGGCCATTGACGACGCCATTTACATTAAGCAAACGCAGTACGAACAGGAATGGCAGGGTGATATCTACAACATCCTCGAAAGCCCCAACCGAAACGGCGAGGATTTTAACGATATAGTGCAGCAGCTAATCATGTACTACGAAATAACCGGAAACGCCTACCTGTATGGCATTCGTAGGAATGGCAGGGAGGGAGCGTTAATTTCGCTGCACGTAGCACCGGCCAACCTGGTTACCATCAAGTTTAACAACTTTCTCAATCCGGTGGACGGTTATATTTTCGACGGGTTTAACCCGAATGAGGTTATTCCCCGTGAGAACATGATGCACATCAAGACCTTTAACCCTACAGTTAACTATAGCGGGAGTTGGCTCTACGGCCTTAGCCCTATCATGGCTTCGCAGGACTTGCTAGCCCTTTCCAATGCCGGTATCAAGGCGCAAATAAACAGCTACGCCAACTATGGCGCAAGGGGGCTACTCATGCCGAAGCCCTCCGATACGCTTACAGAAACCGAAGCCGATAGTGTGCGGGGAAAGTGGCAGGAAAAACAGCGAATGGAAAATTTCGGGGATATAATGGTGGTGGGAAAATCGCTGGACTGGACGCCAATAGGCCTTTCGCCTGTTGACCTCGATATCATTGAAAGTCAGAAGATGACGCTTCGGGATATATGTAGGATTTACAGCGTGCCGGCCATGCTGATGGGGGATAGCGAAACCTCAACGTATAACAACGTGAAGGAAGCCCGCAAGGCACTGGTAACCGATGCTGCCTTGCCAGTTATGGAGAAGCTAAAGAGCGGTTTCAACCGGTTTATCGTCTCAGAAAACGACAAGGGATTCATTGATTATGACTTGCAGACATTCATCGAGCTACAGGATGACCTAGACAAACTAGCTACAACGCTTAACACAATGGGATGGCTAACAATAAACGAAAAGCGGGTGAAGTCATTCCTAAACGAAATAGACCTACCCATTTTGAACGAGGTGCTGTTGCCGATGGGCGTCATGCCGGCCAGCGAGTTCTCCGTAGAGCCTTTAAACCCCGACACCCTTT